ACAATAGGATTACCTTCTTCATCTTTTGTAATGGATAAGTTAGAAGTTAGTATTCTCTGCTTCTCCATTGAGTCAAGAGGTCCAACAATCCAAATTGTAGGATTTTCACTCTTTGCATCTTCTTCAACAATAAATTCTTTTGTCTGTCCTACTGCGATAGGGTCAATCATTTTTTTTCTCCTTAGTTTAATCCGATTTTTATATATTTAGGCGGCGTCTCTTTTAGTTTCTTTCTAACCCACCTCTGCATTCTATCTGCTGCATACTTTCTTGTTTTGGCTGATATACCAATAAAAGGCCTTAACACTAATCCTCTCTTTGAAGGAACGCCAAGTTCCTGATGAACTAAAGCAACAAAATCTCGACGAGGACTTCCAACTCCTAGAACAGTTACAACGTATCTATTCTTTCCTTCTTTGCGATATACAATGTTCTTGAACATGATTTGCTTTGCCATTAGAGCTAAACGTGGTTCAGCGTAGCCTTTTTTTATTTTCTTCTTAATTGTTTCTTTTTCTAAAGGCCGAAACTTTCCACCTAACCCATATGGTGATGTCTGTTTACGAATATTTTTTTTAGAGTCCTCTCGAATTTTAGCTGCAATCTCCTCAAGAGGCTGACTCGCGTCAGACATTTTGGGAATACCTACGTTCATAGTTATGCCAAACCTGAAATCACTCATAATATTATCCAGACGAACTTGATGAAGACGAACTTGATGAAGAAGAACTTGAACTTGACGAAGTTGCAAGCGTCATTGTTATTTCGTCGTTCCCTGCATCAGTGCTTTTTCTAATTTCACAAGTTGCGTTAATAACACTTAAACCATCTCTGTCGCCTTTTGTAACGCCAGAGTATCTTACGGCCGGTAAAGCTATTTCTAACATATTACCGTTTGAGTCATTTATTCTAATCGAAACCGCTGCCGTTGCTCTTGACATTAATTTCGTGTAATAATCATGCGTTGCAACTGCAACAAGTTCCGGATCGAAAGTCATGATTGGATTACGTCCGGTTATCTTTGCATAATCTATGCCGCTTGGATCTGAAGGAAGTGGAGAAATAACAATTTCATTTCCCATGTCAATTTCAAGATTATCAAGAGTAAGAATATCTCCGAATATCTCAACGGTTGCACCCATGAACATAAACGGAACCTGTTCCGGATATGTAGGAGTTAAAACCGCTTCATCAGCATGAGCATTGTATTTTCCTTGAAGATCGAACTCACACATAACAGGCTCACCAACTTTAAATTGAAACTTAACATTACCGGCACAACCGGCTAATGTCTTTGTAATGCCATCAAGAAACTCTTTAATGGTTGCCGTTTGGAAACTGCTGGAGATAGGAACGTAAACATTCGACGTTCCACCTGTCAATGTCTCACTAAACCCGCAACATTGTAATAATGGAGACATCGGGATAGCTGTACCCTTGCTTCCGGAAGCAGGTCCCATCAACTCTACCTTAAAATTCCCTGTTCCTAATCGAGCACCTGGCTCAGAAACAAAGCGCGACATGTGTTTTACTACCGGTCTTCTTTCGTGCTGTGCAGGCACAATATCAATTATGGGGTCATAGGCTAATATTTGAGCTTGGGCGGCCGCTATGGTTTCTGCGGATCCACTTGTGCTTTCTATTTTAGCAGCTATCTGACCAATTCTTGTTCTTTTTGAATCTACCATTTTTTCCTACCTCCTTAAGGTTTATTAGAAAATCACCCGTTCTGCAACGGAGAGGTTAATCTCAACTATGTGGCACAAAACGTCGCCTAATCTTTCTTCTTTAAAAGCCCATGTAATAGGGAAATTTACAATATTTACAACACCATCTAAAGTTGGCTTGTTCCTAAAAGCAGTAACGACCAAATCTCTAAGGTCCTGAAACGTTTTCTCACTTGCCAGTTCATCACTGATAGCATAAAATCCTCGAATGGTAAAATTATGGGTTCTGTCTTCCCGGCCTCCTGAACCTCCGTATGGATCAGTCTCGCCTGTTATTCTTTGGATTTCCCATGTGTTGACCTTAGAGTCCTTAATAAACAAATCCTTATACGTTTCCCAATGGTTCACGTAACGTTTATAATCATAAACGGTGCCAATGCCAGTAACGGCCTCAAGTAACGTTTTTACTTTGGTTCTAACGGTTGCTAATGTCATTTGATTATCCTTATATATATATACATATATAGGGAGAAATGGAAGGAAGCAGAGAACGGCGTCTCTGGCGGGGCAATTCTTCCTTTCATCTCTGCCTTATTTAACTCTTTGTCTGGGGATAAATTATCTTGTACTCGATGGGTGAGTAAGATAATCGCCAATCGAACCGGGATATTTAATATCCAAGTCTCTGAAGGCAATACCTGCTGAGGCATTTGCCGTTGACTCATTCCCAAGACCCATTAATGACTTATACATATCTGCTCGTTCCTTAGCCATTTCAAGGTACTGGTCTGATTTCCGCTGATGATCTACGCTATCAGCATCAATTGTCGGTTCAGTTGACTGTGCAAATTTAGCCGCGAGAGCCCAGAAACAAAGAGATGCAGCCAAGTTAATGACCGCGCTCGAATCGCCATCTTTAATAGAATTCGAAGTCTCGTTTAACGTATGCGGTATTGTATATTCAAATCGAATTACTTTACCGCTTGCTGCTGTAAAACCAGTTGTTTTGAAAAACAACGTTGCTACTGATGAAACTGCTTTTCGATAAAACATGTAATAATTTTCATCAACGTAAATAGGAACTTGCTGAGGATCCGCAGTTGTGCTTGCAGGATATTCAATTCTACCTTTGATAAAGGAAAAATCTTCAACCCAATCTGTCAGAATAGTATTACCATCTCCAACAGACCATTCATACGTTGAAGCATCTCCTGTAACTTCAGATACTTTTACCTGCGCTCTTTCTTTTGAATAGAGCAAAACCGATTCATCTAAGAAACGGTCAACATCATCAGGTTCAAGAAACTGTGCATGATCTTGAAGATGTGCTTTTAATCTCGAAATATAATCTTCTCTTATTAATGACATTTAATTTCCTTGTTATCTGTGATGTATCTTTACAATATCTCCAGACCCTAATCCGGTCTGTCCATCATCAGCATCAAAAGACAGTCCCGGACAGAACAACGGATTATCATAATCCTTTTCTACAATAAGATTAGTATCTTGATTTAAAGTAATAATCTTATTACCTGCGGCATCTTCTAGCGACAGTATATCTCCGGCATCAGCAGAAATCAACTCAACTTTTGTAACGTTGAGAGGGCAAGAAGCCGTTCTGATAACAACGTCTGCGTCGAAGGTGTCCAGTATAATAGGATTTGTATTTAGATTATTTGACATAGCTTCTTCTCCTTATAGCAATTCAAAAGAACTTATTTGTCTTTCTGATAAAACAATCTGTTCAAATAGATTTTAGCACCGATCAAAGAAGTGATTTCTTCTCTTTGGACTTCATAAGTATTCCAGTTACCGATCTCTATGTTTCTTCCTTTGCTCTCCCAAAGAATTAAATGCAGGTATGCGCCGTAATCGAACTCCTCTCGATTTGGCTCTACTTCCGGATTATCCGGATGTTCGACAACAAGACATTCATTAAGGATAGACCCTAAGGCCGTATCGCAAGGATTGCCTTGATAACCTCTTGCTTCTACTTCATTTGAACAACCGATTAAAGCTACCGCTGCGATTAAACACATAATCATAAAAATTCTTTTCATTTTTTCTCTCCCAAGAATAAAGCACGAGGGGGCTTAATAGCCCCCTCACTCATTAATAATTGTTTATCCAGAACTAGAACTAGAACTGCTTGAACTACTAGAACTGCTAGAAGAAGAAGAACCTGTGCCACTAACTAAGGTAGAAAGAGCATACCAATATGTTCCATCACACCAAAAATCTGTGGACTCGTATGTACCGATAGCCGCTGTATCATAAGCACTTCCACCACCACCAAAACCAGCTGCAACATAAACATTACCTTGATCTTTTGCTGTAACTCTTACGACCATACCGTTCAAATTAATTGAAGCGGCCGGTAAAGTAAGCGTCGCAATAGCGGAAAGGATAATATGTTGATTACCATCTTCGAGAATATTATTCTCTGTTAATGTATAATCAGCTGCTTTTGTTAATGAAGTACCCATTTGATTAGCTGCTTGATATTTGTATCTTGTGCGTTTACTCATAATAACCCTCCTATTAACATTAAGTATTTCTCAACTTAACAGCTGCGGGGGCCTTGCCCCCGCATAGCCATTAACTTTATCCTGAACTTGAACTTGAACTGCTAGAACTCCATGAACTTGAACTAGAACTGCTTGAGCTCGATTGTGAAGAACTTGAAGAACTGGAACTTGAACTCCAAGAACTCGAAGAACTTGAAGAACTAGAACTTGAAGAACTTGAACTCCAAGAGCTTTCACTTGACGAACTGGAACTAGAACTTGACGAGCTAGAACTCCAAGAACTTGAACTTGAACTTGAAGAACTAGAACTCGAAGAAGAAGAACTCAGAGAACTAGAACTTGAAGAACTCGAAGAACTTGAAGAAGAACTCGAGGCCTGTCCAGTTGCCGTTGCATCTATATTCTTTGCATACCAATAATCACCGTCGCACCAAAAATCTCCGGTTTCATATTGACCGATATTCGCAATATCATAGCCAGCACCGCCACCGGCAAACCCAGCTGCAACATAGACATAACCTCGGCTAGTTGTGGTAACTCTAACCGTAATACCGTTTAGATCATGTGCAGCTGCAGGAAGTGTTAATTTAGTGTGGGCGGTAAGCTCTATGAATTGATGACCAGCTTGAAGAATATCGTCTGCTGTTAATTCATAATCCGCTGCTTTTGATAATTTCGTTCCCATCTGATTGGCAACTTGAAACTCAAAAGCGGTTTTCTTTTTAAAATCAGGTGGCATAATTTAACCCTCCATTACGTTTAGCATTTTTCAGCTAAACAGCTGCGGGGGAGGTTATCCCCCGCATAGCCATTAATATTAGATTAAAGTATTTACGCTACGATTCCGGCTGCAAAGGCTTTATAATCTACAACAGCCCCGCCGTATTCGTGTCGTACTTTATACCTGATTGTATCATATAAAAATACATTACCAACCGTAGGCTGATCTTGTATTAAGATTTCAGGTTCTTGTTTTCCGTTAAGGAAACCGACTTCGATACCTTCAATATCACTGGTCTTAGCTGATAGGTAGAAGTTATTTTCGTCACCACGAAGATGTGCAGTAACTTTTGGCTCGTATAATTCTCGAACTGTATTATCTGCTTCTTCTGCTGACTCTGGATTTTTCTCTGAATTTTTAAGCGTCATTGCTTTAGCTCTTAATCCGCGAGGAACCCAAAGGTTTACTTTATCAAGACCTAAGAAATTGGTCACGATAGAAACTGTTTGACCGTCAGCATGGGTAGCTGCGGTTGTACCAAAACGACCTCTCGTAACAGTAACGGCGTCAGTAGCAACGCTGTCAACTGTCATGATTTCGCCTTGACACCAAAGTCTATCTCCGGCATGAATATACTGACCATCTCCGGTCGTAACATTGATTGTAACGCCAGCTGCGTCTGTATCAAAAGTCGAACCAGTTGCAGCTAATGTTGAAAAGCCCAATTCGCATTGGTAGTACATATCGTTTAACAGGTCATATAGATTATCATGGCTGAAAGCTGATGTACGATAATTCTTATGAGCTGTTGCATACAACGCAATACTGTCATAAATCGTAGCGCCATTGATAGTACCAGCTGAAACGCCTAACATCAAATCAAATACAAATCGATTTAAAGTTAAAGCAGCTGCTTTACCTACTTTACCCGGGATCTTTTGCAAGATTTTAAGGTCGTCGTCAATAATCATACGACGTGTAACAGTAATCATTCCACCTTTGGTCGCAACCGCGTAAGTTGCTTCTTGGTCAGTAGGGAAGCCTAGTTCGTCATAACTCGGTGTAGCTGAGTCAATTGGAGTTCCGGCGACCGTTCTAGCTGCTTGAACTTCAGGTAGTTGTCCGAACCCACCCCAGATGATCCTTTCCTGCAATTTAAAGTCTTGGATAGGAACTGCAACTGCAATTTCTTTCCATTGAGGATCAACTGTCTTATAATCAGGAAGCATTCTTCGTTGCATGGAATAACCCAATGCGTAGTTGAATGAACCTTCGGTAGCTTCACGAAGCCTTGAATAAGCCTTAGGCCCTAAACGACCGGTAACTGTCGGGTCGTCCGTGTAAGCAATATATGCTTCTTTTAAAGATGTGAAACCGTCAATACCTTCGTATTGATTTTTATCTTCATCACCTGGCTTATAACCAACCATAAGGTCAAGGCCTGCTTGAAGACGGTCAACGCTATCTCTCTGAACGAAAGCACCTTCACTATCGCCAAGATCAATACTAGCACCACTCTCAACTAATTTAGCAAGAGTCGTTCTCTCATCTTTAATAGATTCTTTCAAATCAGAATTTTTAAATATTTTTCCTTCAAAAGAACGTTTGATTTTTGCAATAACTGGCTCAGGGAGATTGCTCTCATCAAGTGCCAACTGAAGCATATCTTTACATTCTCTTTTCTTTCCATCTTCTTCCATTTTCTTTACTCGCGCCTCAATGGCCTTATTTTTATCTTCTTTTTCTTTCTCGTCTTTTAATTTCTTTGCTTCAGCTTGTTTTTCTTCTTCGGACTTATCGCCCTCTCCACCCTCTTCTTTTTTCTTTGCTAACAATTCTTTCTTCTTAGCAAGTTCTTCTTCGTCTAAATCAGCATCATCAGCCTGAAGGAGTTCTTCATCTGATTTAGCTTCTTTATGCATGAGATCGCCAATGGCTTTCTCTGCGGACTCGAATTTTCCTTCTTTAACGTCTTTTTCAATTTTCTTGAGTTTGTCAAGATTTTTACTTTTCTTATCTTCTGCTTCTTTTAAGACGTTCTTAAAAATTCCTTGTACTTCTTCTTGAGTGATGTTATCAAGATCAACACCTTCAAGTAATTTAGAATTCCAACGTCTTAATGCTTCTAACAATTTTTTAAACATTTTTGGATATCCTCCTTCTTGCTCGTTAATACTTTCCATAATTTTAAGAAGTTCACCACCAGCAGCAGGCTGAGAAACAAAGTCTGTGCTGAACACACGCTTTATTCCGGTAACGAAGGCTACCGGAACGCCATTCATCATTCGAACTGCTGAAGGGCCTTCTGCGTTTATAGACAATCCTAATATATTTTGTACGCCCTTTTTCCAAGCGCCAACCAACATTTCTTTCAATTTTTTAACAGGCTCGGTTTCTAATAATTGTAGATGTGCGGTTAACCCAGTTGACTCGCGGCCTTGTATTTTAACGGTCTCGTATTTAACATTTTCGAGGAAACCGGCAGTCTGGAGAGGAAACCCCTCAGGTCTCATTTTTTCGATCGAGAGAGGTATGTGGTCAAAGTGTTTATCTTTCCATTCATAAAAACAAACCTTTGATTTTTCAAAAAGACTAATAGCATTTCTCAATGCTTCTTCTGTATAAAACTTACCATTTTTAGAAAGTCCACTTTCAATAACCATGACCTTCCACGTATTGCCGGAAGGCCCGCTTTCTAAAAGACTTATAATATTGTTCTGACTAAGTTTGATTATTTTTTTCATATAAGTTCCTGTGCTATTTCTTTTGTTATTCTGTCAATCATTGTTCCCCGATCTTCTTTATCACTAGATGCTTCTGCGGGGTGAAATGATATTGGTTTTATTTTATGAGAGTTCAACCATTTTTTAGCTGTTTCCGTCGTAAATCTACGTTTGCTAAAACGATATGATTGTGTCTTCATGGCATCTTCGCCATCACCTTTTGATCTTTGAATAATAATAGAAATGCCAGGTGCAATAGTTTGGCGTTTGGTTGTGGCTGCATTTGAAGGAATTGGGTCTTTCAGCCTTGCACTATGCTCATTTGGAAATGGCATTAATAATCTCCTTATCTATTAAAAGTATAGAGTATAAAAATACTAACTGTCAAGAAGTTTCTCAACTTTCCAAAAATCAGAAGCGTTGCTTTCTCTGATAGCTTTAAACTTTCCAGTAATATTATCACCAGAAATCTCTATAATTTTATCATTTTCACTGCTATCAAGTATAGAAACTTTTCCAGATACAATTGTTTTCATCCATGAAGGCATTGTTGTTTCATTTAGCTTGCCGGAGTTAGGCGGCATATAATCAACCGACTCCACTTGTCGCATATATATATCCTTTGTAGGTTTAATATGCATTGTAGGTTGTTTTTCACTTTCTTCAAATATATCCGTATCAAAGTAGAGATCAAACCCCAAATCGGTTGCTAATATAAAACTATCAATACTCTTACTTTCAAGGAACTTTGGTTTCCACCATTGTTTATTGTAGATAAAATTTCCAAACTTGCTTTTACTTTCAATATTAGTGCTTTCATTAATATTCAAGTCAGAAACGAAATCAACGAGGTCTTCTGTCATTTCAGAACTCATTGAATTTACTAATGTTGACTCTTTATTTTCTGCTAAAGGATAGTTCGAAACTACCAACTCACTTTTTCTGCTCATGTGTCCGGAACTAGGTGCCGCTAGATTGTATTGAGAAAGAATTTTTCTATGAAAAGAGGACTCTTTCCAACCATCACAAACTTCATACGTTACCATCCACTTGCCCGGAACTGTTTTTGTGAACGACTCGAATTCTTCCTGAGTAGGACAGAATTTCCAATTCATTTTTGCACTTGGATAAGGAGGGTCAAGAAATGTGAATGACTCTTTATTCGCATACTTCTTTACGAATTCACGATAATCCATGTTCTCTATTGTTACATCTTTTAAACGATCTTTTAATTTCATCAGACGTGTGGTAACTTTCATTACGTCGCCTTCGGCCCTGCCATCATAAGAACGCATTTCACCGGCATCTGAAGCTGCTTTCAGATATGCGATACGGAAAAACCTTTCTGCCGGATCCCCTGACTTAGGGTCTTCCTTATGCGTTGCCAACAATTTCTTGAACGTCGTTTCTTTCGTAGTCCAATCTTTACTTTCTAATGATTTCAATTGTTCATCAGATAAGGTTTTCATGAATTTAAAAGCGAAAGCGATTTCTTCATCTCTGTCGTTAATAAATTCAGGTACACCTTCTTGCTTGTTCTTTCTGAATAGAACACTTCCACCACCGATAAAAGATTCAACATAACTTTTATGTTCGGGAAACAATCTAATCAACTTCCCTGCTACAAAAAACTTTCCACCCGGAGAACCAAACGCCGGCTTTACACCTTCCATTATTCTTTCGTCAGATTTTTTGTCTAACCAATCTTCAGAAAAACTTTCTAATACTGCGATTAAGAAATTCTTACGCTTCATCAGATCCCTCCTCTGGGTTATTTTCTTCTACATCTGGATTTTCTATTTCATTTTCATTTTCATTTTCTTTTTCTTTCTTTTTCTTTTCTTCTTCTCTTTCCTTTGTAGTAAGGAAACTCCCTGTTCCAATTTGATTAATCATTATTTTAATTGAATTCTCAGCGTCTTTATCTGCTATCCAATTTTTATCAACTGCTTTAATTAATCCGTCCATGTAACCATTGAAGGACTCTGCTAATCCTTTATTATCTTTAGAAACAATGGGGGACGGTATCAATTCGAATTTTCGATTGACCGTTTTAGACAATGTTCCTGCGATAATTGCTTGGTCAATTGCAAAATTAAGCATTCTCTGATATTGGAACTTTATCAGTTTTTGACGTTTCCGTAATTTCTTTAATGTCGGCAAGCCCATTTCCATAGCGGTTGCCCTTGTTGTTTTGCCACCTTCAGCAAACCAATGTTCCGGATAACCTGCACCACCTAATATTTGATTTTTAAATAACCTTGCTTCATTAGAAGCATCGGCGCCTTCTAATTTCGGCGAAATTACATTAAACTTTACTTTTTCATTATGGGCTCTCTGAGAACCCGGCTTACGATCTGTTGGCAATTGTTTTACGAATTCTTTTAATTCTTTCTGGCTCATTCCCTCACATTCGATATCTTCAAAGAATGTATTCAAAAGAAATGCACGTTCTAGTCTTGCAAAAAGAAATTGGTCGTAACCATCTAGCCAATCTGCCAATGTTAGCAAATCAGAACGTCCTCTTGTTGCACCGATTGGTTTATTGATTGTAAAGTAAAAAGCATCTCCAACTAATAATCCATGTGATTTAGAACGAATTTTTCTATCTGCATTAATGACTTTTAATTCAACTGTTTTTCTTCCTTTTGGAAGTTTGTAAATAACCGTTCCATTAAGGCGAGGATTAATCTTATCCTTCTGCACCTTAACAATATTCCCGGGATCCACATAGCCCAACTTAACGGCGCCATTAACGGGATTAACCCATACTGGAAAACAGTTCTCTCCGAACTGACACAATTCAGAAACGTTTTCATAAACGGCCTCGTCTAAATTGTTATCAGGGTCATGCCAAAAATTATCAATCACATCAAGCACATCAGCATCTTCAGCTGTATATGTAAACCCATCTCCTACGCAAAAATCACCAACAATCTCAATAACTCTTTTTGCCATAGGATTTGAGTCGTAAAGAAAGAATGCGATATCTTGCATTCGTTTTTGTGTCATTTGATTTAAGTCTCTCTTTGAATCTAATGTCAAAGAACGCCACAGAGAATCTTCACCGGACTGGCCTACCATAGGATAGGCTTCTTGTAGTTTTGCATTGATTGCAGCAACTTCTTTTTTCCTTTGGTCGAAGCTCATTTTTATGTCTTCTGTTTTTGATTTCTTTTTCATATTAGCATCACTCCTTTTCGATTTATTCTATATTGAGAAACAACTGATACGACAGAAGCAGGTTTATCTGCCATATTGCTTACAATAATTTCTTCGCCATCTTCGTTCTCTGCAAACTTTTGGTCTGCATTTAAGCATACAACCGCACCTTCTGTTTTCTTTCTTGGGAATAAATAATTAATTCCGTATTCAGCTGCATTAACAACGTGAGTATATTTATTATCAAGATGATCCTTTTTCCCTTTGTTCAACTGAAGCATCTTCAAGGATTTTGCGAACTTCAAGCATGACGTTTCTTTTGATATATTGAACTGAGGTTTCATGACACCATTAACATTAACGAATTGCTTCAAAGAGGCCTTCATGCATTTCATCTTTTCATCATTTGATAATTCTCTATACTTAATATCAACATTACCTAAAGTGTGATACTCAGAAATAACACTTGTTTTCGTTGTCCGACTTCTCTTATCTCCGGACTTATCACCAATGAATATAATGCTCTCAACATCACCGCTATGCCCTAAGGCCGCTAATGATTTTTTCATTTCAACAAGTAATTCTTTCGTAAGTTTATTATAGAATATATCATATCTCATAAAAAATATTCTATCCCAAATATCTTTCTGAGCCCATAAGAAAACTTCTCCGGCAAGTCCAAAATCCATGAAACAATATAATGGTCGTTTGTTGTTTAAATAAACCTTATGACTCATCATATGAATTTCATCTTTATATTCCGGATAAGAACGAGCCGTCAACGCCGCGTCATATCTAATCTCAAGTTCTTGTGCAACTTCTTGATCTGTCATTGAAGCTGTTTTCTTCTTGAACCATTCCTCTGTCTTTAGCGGATGTTCTTTCCAATGAAAACGTAATTTAGTGAAACCTGAATTTTTCATTTCACCAATCTCGGCATATTTATTATTGATCTTACCGGCCGGAGGCGTTGAGTTCAGAATAATACAGTTCGTTGCGTTCCTTAATCCTTTAAACATTTCATCTAAACAATCAATATGTGCCGCTTCATCAACGAAAATAACTTTGTACTGTGTATCTCTACCGGCATTTGGATTTGACGACTCTCCCTTAATAACCGAATTCGTTTTCTGAACACCAAATGTAAGGTACGGACTATATACTTTTGGTTTGAGGAAAGGAGGCAATCGATCATACATGAACTTTAGCCTTCCATGTAACGAATGATACGTACAACCTGAGTCCTGGACCTCTGACTCTTTCCTTGATATATTAAGTGCCGTAAACCCTGTTGTGTAAAGAACATTCCATAACTCCCAACCCGTAACAGCCCAAGAAATACCCATTTCGCGAGATTTCTCAATATACGTATCTGTATATGACATTAGTTGAGGAAGCAATTTGGTCTCTTGATGCGGATACAATTCAAACGGAATAATTGACGGATTAGGAGGCAATATCTTTGTGTTGATTGTCCATACATAGTTATTGAACCAATATGTAATCCCTTCAATATTAGGCTGAGCGCACTTTTGGTATTCGCTAACTTGCCATTCTCTTGCCTTTTGTGGTGATAAGGCCTCAATCTTTTTTTTCCAATTTATTCTTTCCATTTTTTTATCCTATTTCGTCTGCGGTCAGAAATTTTCTTTCTGTATCGGTTGTTTTTATTGTTCCGGTTAAGAATGTTTCTAATTTAATTAACCGTTCCAGATCACGAGTTGAACATTTACCAATATCCCCTTCTTGTCCTTCAATGATATTTCCATCTTCATCTGTTTTTCCTAATAACTTTTCTTCTGCCTTATCAATTAACTTTCTTACTGTTTGAATTCTTTTCATTCTCTGTTCTTCAAGAAGCACATTGACCTGTTCAGAGATCTTTTCTTGAAAAATTGCAAGGCGTGTTTGGAGAGGTTTAATCCCTCGTTTAATATCACCTTGTTTAAAATACTTCTTAGCGGTTGCGAAGCATACATTGGCTGCTTTGGCGGCCGCTTTGATTGTTTGACCATCTGCAATATAAGAAAACAATTCATCAATCTTTTCCTGCGGGATAGTGTATCTATGCCCGTACCCTTCTTTTTTTTCTTTAGGCTTTTTCAAATTAGCCAATGAATTTTCATTCATTATTCTATCCATAATTAATGAGTCTCCTTTACTCGTACCATGAACTCAATAACTCCAGTACGTTTGTCCGCTCCGGATCCATATTCAGCAGATAAGAATATAGAGAACCTGCCGGCTACGGTTGTTGTGTATTTATACTGCAATTGATTTGTAGCAATAACTGCAGCTGCGTCTTGCACAATAGCCGCATCAGTACCTAGTTTTTCAATTGTTGCTTTGGCGCTTCCCGCGTCTGGTGTTTGAGATACGCCGTCAATCTCGAATGCACCTCGAAATGTAATAACATCTCCAACGTAATATGATTTTTTTCTATTAGGCATTAGACATCTCCTTATTATTATGTTTCATCATCAAAAATATATTCTTTTGTTTTATCAGTAAAAGCATAATCTTCTTCCTCGTTAAAATTAATATATTCTGTTTCATCTTTGAAATTATGTAATTGTCCTTCTTCCTTAAAATTAAAATCTTTAGTTTCATCTTTGAATTCAACAACATCTCCTGTTCTCGCAGAACTTGAACTTGACGAAGAAGAACTCAAAGAAGAAGAACTTGAACTTGATGAAGAACTCGTTGATGTTAAAGAACTTGAACTTGACGAACTTACTGAACTAGAACTTGAAGAACTAGAACTCGACAACGAAGAACTAGAACTTGACGAAGAAGAACTTAGAGAACTAGAACTCGAAGAACTGGAACTCGATAGCGAAGAACTTGAACTTGATGAAGAAGAACTTAATGAACTGGAACTCGAAGAACTGGAACTCGATAACGAAGAACTAGAACTTGATGATGAAGAACTCGAAGAAGAAGAACTCAATGAGCTGGAACTTGAAGA